GTATTAACACATAATTCAAAACCAATATCATCAACTTCGTCTTTAAATATTAATTCGCAGCAACTACTTAACATTTCCTTCATTATTTGTTCTAATTGAGTTTTATCATTCATTTAATTCTGCTAAATCCTTTTCTGTTTTTATTTCTTGCGCTTTTCTTTCAGCTATATAATGTGTTGTCCAATCATCAAGTGATCTAAGCTCAGGACATCTTAAGAAGGCAATTTCTTTTGCCATACAGTATAGAGCTTTAGGCACAGATAAAGTAGCGCCACTGCCGTCTTTCATGTTTTGTAGATGGGTGACTAGCTCATAAATATTTTCGTATGGATCACTCATGATTACCTCGAATTAAATCCCATATTCCACACAACAAGGAAATGAACGCGCAGAATGCCATAACAATCGCATACAGCGTTTCACCTCGATTGTACATCTGAAGAAAAGCGATGGATAGGCAGCCAACACACCAGATTGATAAATGCCAAGGCCTCATTAAAACTCTCTCCTGTATTCAATTATCAACCCTACAGAAGGAGGGTGCATAAAATTTTGACCAAGACAATTAGGGATCTGCTTAAAATCTTTGTGAACGATTATCTTGTGATAAAAATTACTTTCTTGAGTGCTTTCCAAAAAAGCCATAAATTTATAAAGAAGTGCCCGTTTAGCAATTTTTATTTGATCTTCAGATAGTGGAGTTTGAAATTCATAGATAGCATACCAGTATCCATTAACCTCTCTAATTTCCCCATCTTTTATTAAGTCATCATCTCTCATTTAAACTCCAAAATCATTCGTAAATAGCCAATAATTCCCATCAAGCAAAGGACGATTAATCCCCCAATTACAAAGAAAGCGTGAGACGTGAATCCTAGCATTAGTTGAATCCATGCTCCAAACATGCAGATACCAATAGAGATTTCGAATTTAGTGAACTTCATTTCTCACCTGACATAATTATGACTTCTCAAATTTTTCAGTGTTGGGGTCAATCACATAAAAAGCCAGCATAGCAAAGTTGTCGTCGAACTTTTTTCCGTTTACAGTTCCTTTGACCTGGTATTCTTCACATAGATCGTAGAGATCTGGAACGACTTCTTTAACGTGTTCTAAAAGGAAGTTCCGAGAAGCCCAAATCACTGTGCATTTACATTCAGCATAATCGCGCCAATCATCACCGTATTTTTTCACAATCAAATCAACTGTGTCCTGTAATGAAAGAACAGTAGGCTCAGAAAGTGTATCTGTCATTTCTCACCTGGATTTTCATAACACGCATTACATCTAGCAAGATAAGCCTCTTTTCCAATGAAAACATTTTCAGCTTCTTTACCGCATTTGCATAAAACTACTTCTCCATCTTCCCTGTACATTGTCCCTTTGGCAAACTGAACAGGCATAGAGCATCCATATTCTGCTATCGGCTCTTTTGACTTTTCATGCGCTTTAGCTAAAATTTCGTTGATTTCATCAGGGCTCATCCAGTTCATTTCACTCCGTTCTTTCGATATTTATCAGCACAGTCACTACATGAGGGGATGCAATGAGTCTTATTTCCAAATAGTATTGATGAGTTCTTGCCGCAAGCGCATTTGAGTCGTCCAATCGAATCTTCATCAATTAAAAACTTCCTTCCATCTGGAATCGATAAAACTCCATCGGAAACTTCACACTCAGTACCAAAATCTATCTTTTCACTACTCATGGGATACCTTTAAAAGCAAGTCAAGGGCAACCCAAGTCCACCCTTGACTCACTAAGAATTACTTCTTACCTTTTGAAGGCTGTTTGTTAGCCTTATTGTCTTGCTTTTGCTTAGGAGCTTGACGGTTTCCGCCGCCATGATCTACGCAACCAGATCTATCAACTGTGTAAGTCCCAGTGCTAGGGTTTACAGTCACACACGCTTCACAAACACCCATAGAGCTAAAGAATATAGCAGCAGCAATCATCAAATGTTTCATTATTGTGCCTCCTTGCAGCAACTGTGTTTTTGGTCGGGGTTTTCTTCTTTGTTCTTAATGATCGCATCGAGTTTTTCGTACGCTTCATTAAGTAGTGAGTCTTTGGAGTTCTCAGCAGCTTCTTTAAGCCACTGTTTCAAATCCAAAAGCTTCATGAAAAATGGCTTCAAATCACCCATTTCTTTCTCTTCCATTGTCTCACCATTGGTTTTGTTTTTTATTTCCTTGATTTCAGCCTCAAGACTTGCAATTTTGTCTTGAAGCTCATTGACTACCTTACAGAGGATTCCCATACCAATTTCTTGCTGGACACGACTGCAAGTTAGAGCAAGATTTTTTCTCACCTTCTCTTTGGTTTCTTCATCAAGCTCATCCCAAGCTTTGTTGAATTCCTCATCGAAGATTACGACTTTGTCGTAAACAGGAGCAGACCCGTATTTAGCCTGAGTGACTGCATGATCTAATTGATCAAATCTTCCTAAAGGCGGGGGCATTCTGGGAGGATTTCTTTTGAGTAGGATTTTACCCATTTCTGTGAGGGGTTCTTTCTTCTTACCCGACATAGTAATTTCTCTTGACCGATTGAACTTCGATCACATCTTCTTCAACGATGTCGATCACCCACATGCCAGGAAGTTTCTTGAGTTCAATCAAAGAACCTACCATTTCAGGAGTGATGCCTTCGATCATGCAAGTGATCTTTTCACCAGTGCGTTTCATTTGTGGATTGGTACGGCCTTCTTTGATAACTTTTTCTAGACTGACTTGGCGCATTGTTTTGTCCTTTTTGTTATTTTGATCGCATTTTTATGCGAAATGACTGTGATACATCGCTATTCATGACCATTTCTAGCTCGATAAGGTCAAAAAAGCTCCTCATAGCTTCTAAAGTTGGAGCATCTTGACATGCTAAAAATGTTTTACAGAAAAGATCAAGGATTTCGTGACGCTTTTCAATGATCTCTTTGCATGTTTTCTCAATGAATTCATCTCTATCTCGAATGAAGGGGTCTACTTTTGTGTTAAACTTTGGTGTTGGCGGTTTCCCTTGAATGGCCTCAATAACCTTCTGTTGGCATGAATCACATATGCCGCGGTTTGACAGATCAATAGTATTTTGATGAGGCAAAACAACCTCACCGCTTGGGCTCATAACTTGGGACTTCTGTTCTGACACAAACACCTTCCTTTTCTAAGCGTTTCCATAGGTCTTTAAACTCAACATTGATGCAACAGAGTGTTCCCGCGTGAAATGCAGCGATGCGGGAAACCAGATAAACTGTACGAATAAGTCGTACGTTTCTTTCATTCTCTTCACCAACAGCTTCTTTGACCCAGTCATCTTCATCTTCGACATCGTAAAGCTCAAATAGGGGAATGATGTCTCGAAGAAAGTCACAAAGCTTCTTACAATCCCATTTCTCAAGGAAGGCGTTGATTTCATCTTCAATAGTTTTCTTTTTTCTCATGATCTAACGACACAGCCTTGTTTTCATCTCTCACAACCCAACCTTTGGGATACAATTCAAAGTAAGCTTCAGGAATTGATCTTCCTGTCTGACATGCGTATGAAACAATGCTCATTGCTTCCATAAAAGAAGTTCCATGCTCCATCAACCAATCGATGATGTGCTCATGCAGCTCAAATTGGTCTTGATTAATCACTTTTGGACTCCTAGTTTTAGAAGGGCATACCCTAGTTTTTCATAAAGCTTCATGGTTTTATATGCTCTATGACGATTTGGCTGATCCATCATCGCGGGGTTTTTCACCGCTTGTTGCATATTTTTCTCAATGACTCGAATGAAGTATTTTATTTCTTCGACAGTCAAAGGAATTTCTATAACCTCTCGGTTGGGATCAGCCATAGTTCCTCATTAGCAATGGTTCGATTTTCCATTCGCACACAATCTCACCTGAGCATATATTTTTCTCAAGGATGTCAAGACGGCTCTTGACCTCATCAAGTTCCTTGCGGAGCTTGTTGTTTTCGGCAAAAAGTTTTTTACGAACCTTCTCACAAGATTCTTTAACTTTACGAATTTCATCTTCCTGCTTAACGACATCGAAACTTTTGAAAAACTCTAGCTGTAAGACCATATAAACCTTTATGAAACTTTACATGAAAGCTCATATATAATACAATATAGAAAGTTATGGAGCAAGCGAATGATGACTATTATCGTGTCTTTAAAAAGAAATTGGGGTAAAGATTTATTTTACCCAGTGAGTGAGGATGCTCACTTCCTAGCGAAGTTCTCTGGGAGGCCGACTTTATTGAAACAACAGCTTCAGCTTTGCATCGATAAAGGATGGAATGTGGTAGTGCATCAGGAAAAATTTAACTTAGAGGAGTATTTAAAAAAAGATGAATAAGCAAACGACTGCTTTCTGTGAAGCTGTCAGAAAATACATAGAGTATTGGACACAACAGTCAAATCATTCGCATGAGGAAAAGTTAAATGGACTGGCTTTTTCAATCCTAAGATTACTCGATGGATTGTCAGATGAGTATGAAGGCAACATACAGCTCTTGGCAGAAGAGCACCCATTTGTTGCCTTACACCATGCCTTTTTGCGTAAAAAAGAGCCCAAACATGAACGATGAATATAGCAAGCTAGTAGCTAAAGTACAACATTTTTTTGACCTGATGAACGCTCGCACAAAGGAGATGGAAGAGCTTCTTATCGCTAAGTCGATAGACGAAATCGAAAGGGCCTCTTACAGAGAAAAAAAAATTGAGATACAGTACTTAATCTATGAATTTAGCAAGACGTTCCAAAACTTCTTGTATCAAGAATCCGATGTTAAATAATGCCCACAGAAAAAACAGGTCGCTTCGTAATCTCTTCATGTAAATCCGCTTTACATTGCAGCCGATTAGCTCCTTGTTACTGTGGATTTTGTTTTTCGATTCACCATTGTCCTTATGGAGTCTTAGTTTCGGCACGTGTGCCATTCAAAGACTCCTGCTCTATCTTGCAATATTATGCCGATGAATATGGATATGACATATGCGATGCAGTGATTGCCCATCACTTTAATTGCGCCACATGTCTCACAACTCGAGAGCTTTCGAGAGAGTGGAAAGTTGAATTAGGAATTGACTAATAAAATTTGTTCTACTATACCGATTTAAAGTATAGAGTATCCATACAAGGGTAAAAAAGGGCGGTATGGGCACAAACAAAGCCAAACTTCTTGAAAGAAAAAAAGGCGGGCCACCCCGTCAATACGATCCAGATCTAATTGCAGATGAATTGCTTGAATGGGTGAAAGACGAAGATTCAATCAACTTCGCTCAGTTCTGTGCTGATAGGGGATATCTACCCAATCTTATCTGGCGTCTTGAAAAAGAAAGTGATAACTTTTCATACGCTTACGCTATCGCAAAAATGAAGCTTGCCGAACGTCGAGAAAGACTTCTTAACGCAGACCTTCTGAATTATGGAGCTTATCAACGGTATCAGTCAGGCTATGATCCTTTCCTAACGAAAGCGGAAGATGAAGAGAAAGATAAGCAGGCCGCAAGGCAAAAAGGTATAGTTGAAAATGAGCAAATGAATCTTGTTAGGTTAGCTCAGCTAGCAGCGGATGGAAGTATTAAGCAAAAATAATGTCGATTAACGATCAGAAATGGCGTCTTGCCAACCTTTACCGCATCATCAACAGGGATGCTGATTCAATTCCTTTCCATCCCAATTCAGTTCAAATTAATGTCCTTGAAAATCTTCATGAAAGAAATTTAATCCTTAAGGCGCGCCAACTCGGGATGTCTACCTGGGCTGTGGTCTTTCTGCTGGACTCTGTGCTGTTTACTGAAAATCTTTCAGCTGGGATTGTCTCTTATTCCCTTGAGCATGCTCAACACATCTTTAAAAAAATAATAGGACACGCCCTTGACACACTCCCAAAAGAAATCAAAGGACTCACAGGCATTGTTCAGCGATCAGCACGTGAAATTACTTTCAATAATGGCAGCTCTCTCCGTGTTGATACAACATTGCGAGGAGGATCATATCCTCTTGTACTTGTCTCAGAGTTTGGAAAAACTTGCGCAAGAAACCCGCAAAAAGCAGAAGAAGTTATAACAGGAACCCTACAAGCCGTCCCAAGGTATGGGCGAGTAATTATAGAGAGCACAGGGGAGGGTAACGAAGGGTTTTTTGCTGAAATGGTCATGGAGGCTCACCGTCGTGGAAATGAAAATATTAACGCGCTTGAATACAAGCTATTTTTCTTTCCTTGGATGGATGAACCAACTTACGCGATAGATGATACAGATATTCGATACGATGTTTCATTGACGGATTATTTTGATAAGATCGAAGATGAGACAGGACGCAAAATAACACAACCACAACGAAACTGGTATGCTGTTCAAACAAGGATTCTTGGAGACAAGATAAAGCAGGAGTTCCCAAGTACAGTCAGTGAAGCCTTTCTCACATCCTCAGACGCCTATTATTTTGCCGAAGCGATCAACAAAGCTTATTCATCGAATAGATGCTTATTTACACAGCTTTACGACGCTTTATTGCCCGTCTACGTCGCTATGGATATCGGCGTAAACGATTTGACCGTGATGATCTTCTTTCAGATCGCGCACGGCGAAGTTAGAATAATAGACTACTATGAGGATAAAAACAAAGATGTTCCATTCTATACAAAATTTTTACTCCAAGATAAACGATACCTGTATAACACTATTTTTCTGCCTCATGATTCTCGCAAACGTGATCCTTTGGATGTATCTAATACTTATGAGCGTGATTTTCAACGCTTGTTTTCTAGCTCCAACGCGCGCATACAGGTGCTTAAACAAATGGATTTACAGCTATCTATATCACACACAAAGATGATGATTGATCGAACCGTTTTCAACGTATCAAAGGTTAAGCCTTTGGTAGATCAATTGGCGAAATATAGGAAAAAATGGTCGGAACTTCAAGGCCGTTATCTCGAACAACCTCAAGAGACTGTAGCCGAACACTACGCCGACGCTTTTCGTTATGTTTGCCAAGCAGTTGGACACCTTGAAACGGTAACGGGATACAAGGGCGCATTGGAAAAACACAAAAAGATAGTAGAAAGTCGTCATAGAAGGGTCATTTGAGTAGAAATTTCTTTAACGCTATGCGAATTTACTGTATTTTAAAATTTTAAATCATTAACGTGCGGCTATGCTTACAGACAACGAAATCCGTGGCGAGTTCTTAGAGAATTACCGCTACGCACATGATTACTGGGAGCCCTTCGTCAAGGATGCTCAAGTCTACACTCTCGCCGCATCGGGCTATACGTGGAGTGATGACGAACGCAAAGCATTGATTAAAGAAGGCCGCGAACCGTTAGAATTTAACATAATTCGACGTCCTTTGCAATTTTTTTCTGGCTATCTCCGAGACAACATCAATGAGATTATTTATTCTCCCGTGGAAGGATCTGATCAAAAGACCGCTGACCAGTTCACTAAGCTAGGTTATTATGTCTGGGATAAAGGAATGGGATTTCCTACATTCCTTGATGCCGCTGATGAAGCTTTTAAGTCTGGGATTTCCTTATGCGGAATCCAAATGGACTACTCAAAGGATTTCATTAATGGGGATATAAAGTTCTTCAAACGTACCTACAACTCGTTTTTCCTTGATCCCACGTTTGAGTCGATCGATCTGACTGATGCAGCCTTTGCCATTACTCGCGACCTACTTGATAAAACATACGCCAAGCAATTAATTCCATTCATTGATCCTAAAATCATCGATGATCTTTCCTTCGGATGGAGAGATGACAAGTTTCTAACTTATCGTCCTGAGTTCACTACGTTTTCCCGTAACAAAAACCTAATTACCTATGACCAGTACTACAAGCGAATCACTAAGGAAAGAGAATTCTTAGTTGACCTTGACACTGGTTATTTCCGAGATATCACCGATCTGAAAGCTGACAAAGTCAAAGAGTTGAAATATGGCCTTGGAAGGTTGAATGAACTCAGAAGAAACGCTGATTTTTATGATATCAATCCAGAGGATGTTCCCAATGTTGACATTCAGCGTCATAATCGTTCTTTTATTGAGCTTAACATCATGCTCAACGGACACCGAGTGTATTGTGGCCCCGACAAAACTGGAATTGAACACACATATCCTTTCGCTCCTCTTATTTGCTACATGGAGCCTTCTATATGGATGGCATCACAGCGTTTGCAGGGTATTTCGGCGTGTAACTGGTCGTTACAAAGGCAATTCAACAAACGACATATGAAAATAGTGGATATGATGGACTCTGACATATCTACAGGGTTCAAATACATGATCGGATCAGTTGCAGATCCTCAAGATTTACAACAGTCTGGACAGAATAAACTTATTGGAATTGATCCCGAAAATGCGCCTGCTGGAATGGACTCAGTTCAACAGCTTTCTGGTGGTGGAGCAAATCCAGCGCTTATTGAGTACCAAAAGATTCTTGATCAACTATCGCTTACTCTTTCGAATGTCAATGAAAGTACTCTTGGTATCGATCAAGGTGGAAATACTCAAATTTCTGGTCGTTTAGCTGAGGTAAGGATCGCTCAAGGTCTTCGAGGAAATCGCAAGATAATGGACAACGTTGAGACGGCTCAACAAATTATTGGCGGTCTTGTCATGAAGTGTATCCAATCTCACTATCCTAAAGGAAAAGTGGAAAGGATTCTTGCCGAAACACCGACAGAGCAGTTCTACGAAAGACAGTTTGAGCAATATGACGCGGTAATTAAAGAAGGTGTTAGATCTAAATCTCAGAGGGATGCTTACTACTATGAACTGGTTAATCTTAAACGTGATGGCATTGTTGATGTACCTCAGTCAGAGATTATCCGCGCTCTTTCAATGGCGGGTCTAAGCGATCTAGAAAAAGCTATGGAATCTCAAGATAAGATGATGGCAGATAAGGCGGCTCAAGAACAAGAATTCCGTCAAATGCAAATGGAAGTTCTCAACGCAACAAAAGAAGAGAAGCTTGGACTTGCGAAGGAAAGAGAGTCTCGCGTGGTCAGCAATCTCTCTCTCAAAGACGAAAGAGAGTCCGAGGCGCAGCAAAATATTGCGCAGGCAACCCTTGATCGTGCTAAGGCAATCACTGAGATTGCCCAGATGAACGAAAATAGATTATTGAAGGTTCTTCAGGTTGTTTCCGAACTTGAAAGACAGGAAGCGTCAGGCCGAGAGGCTCAGAAAACACAGGTAGCCGCGCAATCTGAGCAAATTAATAACCAAGTCGAAAGCAGCGACGCCCTCCTTCAGCAAAAAGCGATGTTGCAACAGCAGCAATCGGAACAAAATATAATGCAAGATATCAACCAAGGAGGTTGAAGATGGCAAAAGGTAATGGTAAAGGCATGGGTGGGACACCATTCATGAATAACGGTAAGGGGATGTGTTCCTATAAGGACAATCCTATGCCGAAAGCCAGTGAAGTCGCTCCTATGTGCGGCCCTGGAATGAACGCTGACCAATCGAAAGCTAACAAGCTACTTCAAAAAGCTCAGAAGCAGCAAGACTCGCTTCGTGGCAAGAGTGGTATGTAATGTTTGATATGATGCAAGACCCAGGTAGCGGCTTAATGCTTCCACGTCAATTCGTGGACGAAAAGCAGGCCCTGAAAAAGACGATAGATGATCTCATTGATAAGGTTGTTTTAGCTCACCAACATATCAAGGATACCTATTATCTGGTATTGCACGCGAAATTTGACAAGTTAGACCCTTCGAAGTTCATGATCAGCCAGCCAGTAATCACAAAAAGATTACCTCCCTTTGTTTCTAACCAGATGGTTTTCTGGGTAAGCAATAGAAAAGGGATCTGCGAATTACTGTGGATGGTCAGTAAGGGTGCTAATAAAAAGCTAAAAGTGGACTTCAATACAACAGGTGTCGCCTACCTGCAAGCAAAGGGTGCTATGCCGACGTAAGCGGAATCTTACGCTATAAATACGGAGTTTAAATGGATAACGAAAACGAGGGTGCCGTACAACCCCTAGACGATTCACCGATTGGCCAGATGGTTGAGCAAGCTCAACACGATGCGCCAGAGGCACAAGGAGAAGATCAGTCTTCACCTACTATGATTCCTTTACATGTAGCTCAAAAGTTACGTGAGAAGAATCGAGAGCTTGAATTGCGAGCGCAATGGGCGGAGCAGGAAAGAGATCGCTATATGCAATCTCACCAAGCGCCACCAGCGCCTAAAGAAGAGGACAATTCACGGTACGAATCGGCTACAAAGGAAGATCTATCGAATTTTCAGCAGGAGACATTGCGGATCGTAGAGGAAAAGCAATGGATTAAAAATAATCCTGAGAAATACGCGGAGATCGGACAGTATTTACCAACTTTTTTAAAACAAAGACCTAATCTCGCATCGTCGATAAGTCAGGCGGTAAATAGGTACGAAGAGGCATATGAGCTTATGACAAAATTATCACCAAGGCAGCAGCAAGAATTAGCGAAAGCGGCGCAGCCTGCTCCCGTTAAGAAAGAAGCACCTCACGCCCCTGGCGGAGTGCCTAAAGCCGCGGCCTTAAATGATAGTGTTGATGTAATGAGTATGTCTGATGCTGAATTTGCTGCTTGGAGGGAATCGAAGCGCAAGCGTAGATAGGCATAAGGAAAAATTATGTCAGTGACTACAACATCAGGCTACGGCTCGATGTCTGATAGATGGGCACACCGTGCACTTCTTCAAAGATCGAAACCCCGTTGCGTACATAATCTTTTTGGTCGCGCTTTTACGCTTCCACAAAAGAACACCGATACAATGGCTTTCAGACGTCAAGAGAACTTGAATTCTGATCCAGTCGTACTTTCTCAAGATGCTGATCCAGCACCTGAGCAAGTTCAAAAGTTCGACATCAACGTTACCATTCAAGAGTTTGGTAAAGTTGTATTGCTTGGACGTAAGGTTATCTTAACAGTTGAAGACGATACCGCTTCTGAGACTGCTGACAACCTTTCTCAGTGCATGCACACTATGCTAGACAAAGTTACGCGTGATGTGCTCGACGCCAGCGTTCCACAAATCACATGCCTTAATGGGGTTAATGGAAACGCGATTACGGAACTAACTCAGGCTGATGTCAACCGAGCTATTCAATATCTCGATGACAATGACACTGAGAAGATGACTCCAACCATAGACGGGACCTCACGCTTTGGCACCGGCCCCGTGGAAGCGGGATTTTGGGTTATGGCTCACGTAAATTTAAAGGCAGACATCAGAAACTTGGACGCATTCGTGCCTACAAGTCAATATGGAAGCCAAGAGCCAGTACTTCAAGCCGAGTTCGGGGCAACCGATGAAGCGCGATGGGTAACATCTACTCTGGTTAAAGTGTCAGCGGCAAATCCGCCAGTATACAACAACACATTCGTCGGAGCTAATGCCTACGGCTATGTTAGCCTAGATGAAGTGTCTACAGAGATCATTATGAAACCGCTCGGGTTTAATGATTATTTGAACAGATTTCAAGCTATGGGCTTTACTGCCTGGTTTAACGCGGCTGTTCTCGATGATTCCCATATTGTAACACTATTAGCTACAAAAGGATAAGGAGGATAACCATGTCAGACCTATTTTTAGGACAAACTTGCACTGAGTTGTATAAATTCATCTCAGCAGGTACAGCCCATACATTTCGCTTCAATTTCCAACCCGATAAGGTCGTTTTTAACAACCTTTCTGATTGGACAGCAACCGCAGCAGGCAGGCCAATTTCAGTTTGGTTTAGAGATCAAACAACTGCGGCTCATGCCTACCAGCAACAAGTAATCGATTCTTCTGCTGGAGCTAGCTTTAACTTCTTGGATACTACTACAAACGGTTTTACCGTTGCAGATCTTCCAGGTGGTCAAGCTACATCTCACGCCACAATCAGCGGCATTACGCAGGCTGATCCTGGTGTTGTGACTCATAGCGCATTTACATTCCAAACTAATCAGATCGTAAGACTGACAGATCTTGGACAAGTGACGCCAGTGCTCAACCGTGGGATGGGAGCATTAAACAACAACCGCTATCGAATCACTGTTCTCAGTGCAACAACTTTCTCTTTGAAAGACGTTATCACTGGAGAGCCGATTGATACTACAGGTATGGACGCATACGTTTCAGGTGGAAGAATTACACTTGAGACTCATGTAATCAGCTTGAATAACCCTCAAGTCACTCCATACTCCAACTTGAATCCTTACGATCCGAACCCTTATCAATACGATCCTGTTACCTATCAGCTTACTGCTGGTACGGCTGTTATGGGCTCCGATGGAGATGTGTTCAATATCGAGGTTTACAAGTTTGGCCAAGTCATCGATTTGGGCGACTTGCTTGTTTAGAGCATGGTGGGAGGGGTTTAAAGCCTCTCCCATCTACTAATTTGATAGATTTTATTAGGTATTGGTAGATGCAATCAGCGACATACACAGACAAGTTTCTTTACGATTACTTAGTTTTCTATCCGCAATGGCAATGGGAGAAACATCTTTTCCGTTTCCTAGAAGATGAAAATGATGTAAAAGAAACTTTGAAAAGAATAAAAATAAACTTTAAAGTGCGCGAAGAGGAGTCTTACTAATGCAGCCTCCAATAGGACAGCTACCAGACAGAGCAAATATCGTCAATATTACGAATGCTCTACCATGCGCAGTCTTTACGGATGGGCCTCATTTCTTTCCTAATAAAGCTTTTGTCCGCATCACCGATTTAAATGGCGCAATGCCAGTTCCACGCGGAGAAGACCAGCTTAATAATCAGAAATTTAGAATCATCGTAACTGGTGATGACAGCTTTACGTTGCAAGATCCTATCACATTCGAGCCAATTGATTCAACGACATTTCCGCCGTATGTGACAGGAGGTAGCTGCAATTTGGTGCAGAACACCTTTATATTTTACCCAAGTCCAGATCAAGAGTACCCCAATTAAGGAGATAAAATGGTTAAATTAGCACAACCAAAAGCAGATGACGTGATGGACGCGGCTATTGCTCAAGTACAGACTCCTGAGAGAGTTGAAATTGAAGATATGCCTTTGAATACATTACGTGACTACCGTCTTTATAATGAAGCTGCTAGAGCAGCAAATAAGAAAGCAAAACTTCTTCGATACCCAATCAAACAGTGTCCCGTTGAGCTTCATCCTAAGCAAAGAGTGAAATTCAGCGTAAATAATGGCTCTATGCAGCCTATTCCTGTTTTTTTGAGCAATCACCTTATCCATTTTGATGAGAAACTTACACCAGGAAAAGAATACGATCTTCCTGAGTGCATTATTTCTTATCTAGCTGACAAAGGCGATACTCAATGGGGAGTTGTAACACTTCCAGATGGCTCAACCGACACAAGAGTGATTGGTAAGAAGCCTAGATTTTCACTTACTACAGTATGGCGGGATCAATAATGGGAACTCGATTCGTTCAAGACTCATTAGACATAATGAGGACTGCTTTAGGCAGGAAAAATGAGAATGATCCAGCGTCAAGCGATGAAACTCTATTCGACTATTTGAATGATTTTGTCAGCCTGACAATGCCAAATGATACTAAGCTTTTCGAAAGCTTTGGCACGCTCACTTTTACCATTGACGAATCGAATCCTACTGGCGTTTACACTTTCAATGACGTGGGCGCTGATTCTGACTTCATTAACATCTCCCAGGAAGCTTTCATTTCCTTACTTGATCCAGTTGGCAGATCCATTTCATGGAACCAGTTGCCTATCTATCAAGACCCTGGTGAGTTTTTTGCAATTTGGGGAATTAATAACGAAGAAATCTTGATCAAGGGTTATCCGACCATGATGTTGATGTACGGGAACGAAATGACTTTCCGTACAATTCCAGAGCAACCCTACATGGTCAAAATCTACGGATACAAGAAAAACTCGGACTTCCCGTCCCCTGACGTTGAGCTTCCATTTGACTACTGGTGTCGTTATGTAGCCTATGGCGCTGCCGTCAACTACGCAAGAGACTATCGTTATTCTGCTGAGGCAAGAGGCTTGATTGAAGCCACCTTCAAGAGCGAAAGGAAATTGCAATTAACTAGAACCCATAACCAAATCAAAATGGCAAGATCAATGCCAAGATTTTAGGAGTCAAAATGCCACTAGTCAAAGGTAAAGGCGAGAAAGCAATCCGCCAGAACATTGAAACAGAGATGAAAGTCGGAGGCAGACCAAAGAAGCAAGCTGTCGCTATTGCTCTCAATGAAGCTGCAAAGTCAGGCTACAAACCTAAGAAGAAGAAAAAGAAAGGAATGAAATAATGGCCAAAATGATGAAGCCAAAAGGCAAAAAAGTCAAAGGATGCGATTACGCGGCCGCTGATGAAGAGTATGACAAAAAGCAAATCAAGAAGCAGGGAAAGGAAATGAGAACTGCTGGGATTGCAAAAGAGTTAAAAGAGTCTCAAAAAGACCAAGGTTACTCCAAAAAACCCCAGGTAAAAGGCCAAAAGAAGAACGCTAAACCAGCAATGGGACAAAAGAAGGTGTACTAATGGCTAAAGACATGTGGATCGCTGGAGCGATCAAAAAACCTGGCTCTTTGAGAAAATCACTCGGAGTGAAAAAAGGGGAGAAGATTCCTGAGGCAAAGCTTAAGAAGGCTGAAAAGTCTAAGAATCCGCTCACTAAGAAAAGAGCCGTTTTAGCTGAAACTTTACGCAAGTTTAAAAAGTAGGGAATTATGCCTTGGCATTCAGTTTTACCAGTCGGTACGCTTTCCGTCAAAGCGAATAGACCATTGATGCAAGATAATACGTCGTATATCGAAACGACAATGGGTAATAGCGTTGTGGGAACGAATACCAATTCCACAAGGGATCACTTTTGGGACGTTGGGTCAAACGAAGATGGTCGGCATAGATTCTTTCAGTCTCTCGGCTTTACAGTTGGTGGTTTAGCCGCCGATCCAGTAATCGGAACGGGGATGGATGGGGTAATTTACCTTCGTGAAGTCCTCGGCCGAATTCAAGGGTTTTATCGTAATAACTCAGGTGGAGTAAACAACGGGATCTATCAATTTATCCCTGCCTATATCATTGGGACTATGGTGATTGCAGGTGGTGGTAATAGTGATTGGGTAACTCTTTCGGCGGTTCCTTCAGGTTGCTACGGTGAAATTTACATGTTTAAAGACTCCGATCTTAGCTTAGTTCAGTTTGGAAACTTCAGTACTTCTCTAGGGGTAGGAGCTCATGTTAGAGCTTATTCCTCTCGGATTAAGCAAATTGGCGTTTCAGATGACTATATGATTGAGCTTAGAAATGATGGCGCTAGTGGACTTAATATCCAAGCAAGGCGTGGAGATAGCGGCTCTGGTTTTGATGGAATTTGGAATTATAGAATCACTTACAGGTCTTTCTAATGGATGTTTATGAAATAACTGGCCTTCAAACGGGCGTTTCCAGAGCTGGAATTAATTTTCTTCAGCCCTCTGATTCATTTCAGAGCATGGATAATTGCTTTATCTATAGGCAAGTTCTTCAGTCTAGACAAGGCGTTGGCTTTTTCGCTCCTCGATTAGCTGGTGAAACTAGAGTGTTTGGAATTTTTGAATTCATCAAGCCAGATTCCACCAAGGAACTTTTGGCTTTTGATCAGAATTTTCTTTATACGTGGAACACAGGGACAGGAGTATTCGACCAAATACCATTTGGTGGGTCAATGGCTGGGTATACTGGATTCAATATCAGCGCTAAAGACTTTTATATCTCAGGGACCGCTTATCCTACTGGAATGAATGACCCAAGATTTGTCTTCTGTAGCGAAGGTATTGCCCCAAATGGAGCTGGTTCAGCTATTTTCTTCTATGATCCTGCCACTGGAGATGTGAAAGATTTTACAGATGTGGTGGATAATCCAAACTACGCGGCGCCTCCAGGAGGACAGCTTACTAGCGCTACCTATGTGTTATGGTTCAATGAAAGACTCAATTTCATTGTGCCTATCATAGCGGGTATCGTTTATAATCAAGGTGTTTTGTATTCAGGCATTCGAACCGCATCAGGAAATGGCGATAAATTTAATGTTGCTGGATCGGGAATGTTTCAAGCAGACACTTCACTTTACATCACTGGCGCTAGCATCTTAGGTCAAGTTCTAGCTCTCAATTTTAATCGTATGGCCTATACTCTTGAGAAAACAAGAGACGCATTTAATCCTTATTTTGGACGCGCAGTACCAGGGCCACTTGGAACCGACGCGAAATTCTCCGCGGTGGCATGGAACGACACAATTCGATCTCTTGGTAAAACTGGTGTTTTGGGAACTGATGGACGTCAAAATCTTCGAGTAGACAACAAAATCCCATATTTTACAGCAGATGAGATCGATCAGCTTGATTTTAACCTCACTTATGGGGGTTTTGACCGCCTAAACAACCAATTCCTTTGGTCATACAAGAAAGCCGACACCGAAAGTGCGACTCAAGATTCTGTTTTGGTAGGAAACTATGAAGAGAATACTTGGTGCGTCTACGATCAACGATTTAGCGTGTTTGGTCAAACAGATTTAGGGCTTAATCTTACCTGGGATGATATTGATGAAACCACAGGCAATGACTCTTGGGCGACATGGGATACAACAGAAGATTTATGGGATAGGATCGGCGTTAGCCAAGCAGTTCAAAAGACCTTAGCAGGAGATGACTTTGGTTTTATCTATGAGCTAAATAAGTCATATGACGATTACTTCACCAATATTTCCGCTATAACTACAGGCGTGACCACCACCTTAACCGTCAATGAAACAGCTATTTTAGCAGGGGACTTACTCAGCATCTCTGGGGTGGTTGGGCTTTTAAACGACCAAGGAGAGAGCGGAATCAATAACTTTGATCCAGCGACAAGCACCCAAACATCTCAGCTTTATGAAGTCATAAGCGCGACAAACACTAGCATAGTGATCAATCTAGATAGCTCAGCTCTTACAGCGTATGTTTCTGGTGGTAGTGTAGCAAAAGTAATTTCCGCTCAAGCAACCACAATTCCTTTCAATCCTTACAGACAGCAAGGATGCCGATGCTACGTATCTCATTTGGAATTTATCATTGAAAGCACTGGGAGTACTCTACTTGTCGATGTATTTGCAGATCAACAACCTACGCCAGTTCTTCAAAATATTATGCTTAAACCAAGCGTGAATTCAACAAGTGCCGACCAATGGATGTCAATGTCTGTAGATATAGAAGCAGAATTTTTAACTTTCCGTATTAAACATCAAAGTCCTGCTGTACAATACAGACAAAAGTCGATGATTATTTACTGTGAAAAAGGGGGGATGGTTCATGGCTAGAATCCCAGAAAATTTTAACATCGGAGATTACGGCGATCCCAAAGAGTTAACCATTGAAAAGCTATTGCTGATACTCGAAAGACTCTATACCGATTTAGCCGTTGCTGTGAATAGCAAACCAGATTTATACCAAAGAGAAACGGATGGCCAAGCGGGAGATGCTTTTCTCGCAAACGGATCGCTCAACATTAATCTTTTGACTAATAAAGTCGAGATGTTGACCAATCACACAGGGCCTTCAACCGTAACTTGGACAACATTATCTTAAGGGGGATATATGGCCGCATTTTTACCAGCAATAATTAGCGCCGCTGGGTCTATCGGAGGGGGTTATTTAGCAGGAAGAGGAGCTGCCACTAAAGAATCTAAACTCCAAAAAACTCAAAGAAAATTGATTGATCAATTGCTTTCCTCTCTTCAAAGTGGAACTGGGCCTTATGCCGATCTTTTTTCAGGTGATGAATCAGCATTCCAAAAGTCATTTGTAGAGCCTGCGCAAGCTATGTTTAGGAATCAGATAGCTCCTCAGATCCAACAGCAATACATTGCTTCAGGGCAACAAAGAGGAACTGGATTGGATGATACCCTTACAAGAGCAGGCGTAGACTTAGATTCAATGCTCAATCAACAATACTATCAATTCAATCAAGATGCTTTGAATCGTAAGCAGGGGTTGATTAATTCAATTTTAGGTTCTGGATCTGGAGCGCCAACCAATCCATCATCTGCTCAAAACTTGATGTCTAGCGCAGGTGGGTATTTATCTAGTGATGCTTTCAAAGATTCTGTGACTGGATTATTTAAAGATAAAACTACCGCCAACGCCGCACAAGAACCTAGAAAAGGCTTTGAGGAATAAGGAGATAAAATGTCAGCACCATTACCGTTTTTAGTAGCTCAGCAAATTGGAAACAATTTAGGCCAAGGATTTCGTCAAACTAGAGATGAGAACGCAATTGAAAGCATTCTTTCTGGGGCGATGAATTCCCAAGATCCCGCCGTATTGCAAAATAGCATTAGCAAGATCCTTTCACAGGTTTCCCCTGAGCGACAAGGCGCTGCGGTGCAGTATATCCAAAATGCTTACAATAATCTTCAGTCGAAACAGCAAGAAAATAAAAGGCGATCCGCCGCAGAATCTGTTGGTATAAACCCAGATTTACCAGAAGGTCTTCAGAAAGTTCAATATGAAAATCAGCTTCTAGATAATAGAGCAAACTCAATCATTGGTGGAATGGGCGTCAACGCAAATCCAGCTCAAATTGCTGGGGGATTAGCCGCAGGTCAATCACCTCAAGGGCAACAAGGGCCACAAGGGGAGCAAACAGGCCCTGTTTCTTGGAGAGGTTTATCCGATGATCAGTTAGTGCAATTGAGTGGTGTGAAAGGATTTTCCGAACCTGCTAAACAAGAGTTAAAAAGAAGGCAGGAGGAAAGAAATGTTGAGCAAAGAAAAGATGAAAATCGCACTAAATTCGGTCAAGATATTGGCAAAAAAGTTCTTGAAAGGACTGACGAAATTGCTGAAACATTACCCCAAAAGCGATCTGCCTTAAGAACAATGGTGGACGCGATCGCGAGTAAAGATCTTTCTTTCTGGACATGGGATAACTTAGCTGAATTGTCAGGGGTTGAAGCTTTTAGATCTCCAGAAGGCGCGCTATTTAAAACAGCGGCAAAAGAATATTTCTTGGGAAGCTTAGCGAGAGCAGGCGCGCGCCCTAACCAATGGATTGAGCAGCAGATCTCCGATATGTTAACTAAGATCGGCCGTACACCTGAAGCTAACTTATCTGTAGCAAGAGCTCTTCAAAATGAATTAGATATTGAAGAGGAAAGAGTGCGTGTCACCAATGAGATTGCCGATGAAATTGAACGTGAAGGGGGCAATTATCGTAGTCTTGGAGGTCGAGTTAAAGATAGATTATCTAAGTATGCTGAAGACAAGCAAGAGCAACTCTTTAACGATTTGAGAGCGATAAAAGCGATCGGTGAAGATAAGCCGCAGAAATTCCATAAAGTTGCACAAGGAACTCAGATTTCTCCCTATATGGTAGATGCTCTTCTGATGACCTTTGGTAATGATCCTGATAAAGCCTTAGCTGAAGCCAGAAAACTAGGATATGCAATCGATGAATAACATGAATATTTTCCAAAAAAGGGCGCAAGAAAGAACTTCTGACGCTTTTTCTAATTCTACTCCCAAACCTGAGCCAACTCAGGCTGAGACACCATTTACCTTAGAGGTAGCCGAGGAAGTAAAGCCCGAGGGAAATATTTTTCAACGATTTGCTGCTCAAAATGAAAAGAAAAAAGAAGACAAGTTTGATTTCTGGGATACGGCTAAAGACATAGGGCAACAAGTCCTTAAAAAGGGGGCTGCTGGAATCGCGGGAGCTTATGGAAATATTCTCGACGCTTTTGGTCTTCAAGTTCCAGAAGGCCAACTACTCCCAGGGCAAGAAGCTATTTACGGGGTACAATCTGATATCCTAGAAAAAATGAACCGTGGAGAAGCCCCGTCTTTTGGTGAGCTTATGCTTCTTTCCGATGATGATGAATTTGGCCCTAGATCGGCTCGATTACCTACATCTAAGGAAGTTGAAGGCAAAATTCAACAAGTGACTGGAGTGGGAGAAGGTAGAACTCCAGCGGGTAGAATAGCGGGACATGGAGCTGGCGCGGTAGGAGAAGGAATAGCCACAGGAAGCGGACTTAAAGGAGCTCTTGGGCTTTTAGCTTCTAATTCTGGAGCTCAAGGAATCCGAGAATCTGGAGGGCCTGAAGCGTTAGCGACAGCTCTTGAAATTGGAGGGCCATTGGCTACTTCAGCAATTCAAGGAAAGTTAAACCCTCAAAGCGTCACAAAAGCAGGCAAAGAAACTAATAAGCTCATTGAAGGAGCTAGAAAACTAGGTCTTGCAGAGTCGGAAATCACTCCATTAATTCAAAGTCCACGAAAGACAGCGACACTAGCGCCATTTGCAAAGAAAAGCGAACGAAGCAAAGAGCTTTTTGGAAAGATAAAACAAAAACTAGGAGACTCATACGACACAATCAAGAGTTCTCCTGTAGCTAAAAACAAGCTTCCACGTGAGCAACAGATTGCATTACGTAAGGAATTCGGCGATATCCGCAATGATCTTACACGCACTCTTTCACCCTCAGCCGAGAAGCAAGCAGCCATTGACTACATTGAAAAGGCATTAACCAACCTTCGCGAGGTTGAGATCACTCCAGAGTACCTTGTGAACTTCTGGCAGGATGTCAATCGCACTGTCGATTGGAACAAGATTGGAGGAGGTAAAAAAGCTTTATCTAGGCTCAAGGCTCCTATCTCAGATGTTCTTGAGAAGATTTCTCCTACATTAGCTAAAGATTTCGACCTAACCAATCAGTTATACTCAAAATACGCGGCTATATCTAAAAAGTTAAAGCCTGACATCGTGGATGCCTTCTTAAACAAAGCGGAGCTTGTGGGATATGTCCCAGCTACTCTTGCTCTTGCAAACGGTAATCCATGGGCGCTTGCTGGCCTTGGAACAGAGACAGCATTACGCATAATGGCCCGAGAGATGCTTATCAATCCTTATTTCCAAAATATCGGAACTAAATTGGTTAAGAATATGAATCAAGGATCTTTGCAAGGCACAAAAACTATCGTCAATCAGGTGAAGGAATACATGCAAAGAAAGCATCCCAATGAAAAATGGGAGTTCTTGACAGAAGAAATCACTCAGTGATAGCCGTTAGCAACATGCAAAAGACGCAAAGTATCATGGCGCCTATAAATTGGATCATTTTTTAGCCTGCTTATGTTTTTCTTCAATGGTGCATAGGCGACCATGGAAGTCTTTTGTTTCTTTTTTAATCTCATCAATGACCTTCATGGTATGAAGAAAGTCGGTTCTACGCTCTCTTGCATTCCATAGGATCATTCCCACGTTAGCGGCGATGATTGTTAGGACTTGTTCCCATTGCATTCTTTACACTCCGTATAAACTGCGTTGTACATTTTTTCCAATTGATCAGCAATGTGTTGTTCTTCAGGATTATCCGCTTCCACCTTAACAGGAGCACATAATCCATACATCAACTTATTAATTTCTGCGTTATGCTCTCTTAAGAAGTCCATATCCGCTTCAAGTCTAGCTTTTCTCTCTTTGTCTTCCTGATCTTTTTGCAATGCGGATCTTTTCTCAAGTTCATCACAGATCATTACAGGAAGCTTTTCAATCAGATTGTGGATTGCCCACAGAACTTCTTCAAGGTTTTCCATTTGGATTTGCCACCTTTAACTCTTTCATTTTATCGATCAAAGCTATACGAATAAACTCACCCATTGATCGATGAGTAAGCAAGCACATTAATTTCAATTGCTCATGCAAGGTTGTGCTTAGCTGAAACGTCGTCGTAACATGTGCGCTTTTTTGTTTCATCGATAAACTCCAGTTTAATACCGTACTTGCCTACTTTATGAGGTTTTATCTTTCTTTTTTTATTTACAAACTGGAAGTAAGTTTGATCCATATCAATTAAAAAACCAGCTAAATGAGGCTCAAATATAATATAATGATCTGCTTTAACTAACTTAGTTAAATAGTCGAATCTTTCATCTACAGGCCTAAACAGCACGTCTTTACCTGACTCGTTGCGGATCATGATTACATTGGCATAATTCGACATCTCAACCTCTTCTTATTCAATTATTCAAGATTTTAACTTTCCTGTCAACGAATGCTTGCTTTTGTTGGATCCAAGTGACATGTTTAAATTTGAATTTAACGCATGAAACAGGGGGTTAAAATGCCTAAATTTGCACGTCCAAATTCTTACACTGGTAAGCAGTCCAATCAGCACTGGACTGGCGATGTTAGAGCAGCTAACGCCGCTGAAGTAGCCGCGGGAGTTTCTCAACAACTTTATATTAGCCCAGCAACACTTGCTTTGGCTATTTCTACTCTTTTACCTGCCGCAAGCGAAACAGTAGCTGGGATTGCTGAGATAGCAACTCAAGCGGAGGTTAATACGGGGACAGATGATACTAGAATCGTTTCTCCTTTGAAGTTAGCTACAAGATTCGCCTCTCCACCAGCAATCGGCTCTGGGACACCTGCCGCAGGAACTTTTACAACTTTATCCGCTACATCGACAATTACGGCTGGAACCACTCTTACAGCTACTTTAGGAAATATCACAGCAACAAACGGAAATATTGTCCGTGGAACTGCTGGAAACAAGGATGTTTACTCTAGCGTGGCCACTACAACTGCCGCAGGAGCTAACTCGGCGGGTACAGTAACTTTAACTGGAGGTACAGCCACAGTTTCTACCACAGCAGTCACCGCAGCATCGCAAATTAGGCTATATCGTCAAGGCATTGGAGCTACAGGAGCCGCGGCCCTCGGTCATGTAACTCTTGGGACTAAAACAGCAGGTGTTTCATTTGTGATCAACGCTGTTCAAGCGGCAGACGCAACAGCACTTCAGGCTTCTGACGTTTCTGTTATTGCGTGGGAAATCGTTAACTAAAAAAACAAAGGAAAAAAGAAATGCAAAAACCAACACAGTTATTCAAAAGCGCATGCGGCCAAGCACAAATCCTAGTTGAAAATGAGATGCCTATCGGCCTTTTTCATGATTTCTTGATGCTAGTCAAGGGATTAATGGTAGAGCGTATGGTTCAAGCTCACAAGGAACAGGTAGCGCAGCAAGAAGCAATGAAACAACAAGAAGAGCAGGCGGCTCAACCCTGTGAAGGGCAAGACTGCGCGGCTCCACAGGAGGCAAATGAGTCAGTCTAGAGCATTTTTTGAACCCTTACGTAGTTTGGGATTTGCTGGAATCTCTGCGGCTTATGCGGCAGTTGGCACACCAACTGACCATCCTATCCGCGTATTCTGCATTACCAATAACACTCAAGGTCATATGATTTTTTCACTTGACCCAACGAATGCAGCAGGAGACATGTTTGTTGCCGCAGGCAGCTATAAGCTTTATGACGTACAAGCTAACATCAATCCGCAATTCGATGATAAATATGTGTTCCCCGTGGGGACTCAGTTCTATGTAAAACAGGTGACAGCTCCAACGTCAGGAGATGTCTATGTTGAGTGTATGCACTAATGTTAAATCGTCGCGACTTGGCTAAGCAATTTGAGCTGATAGTTCAACAGGAAATCAAGAATTATCAAAATTCGCTGAATACTGTTCTTCAATCGATCAGGGATTTGAAAGAAGAAATCGCTTCAGTCAAGCGCGATTGCGCTGAAAGTAAAGCCGCTTTACATTCCGAGATTTTGGCGATCAAATCAGCGCTATCTAGCCACGCTTCTTTCATGAGCCTACTAGATAAATCCCATACCGCATTTAGAAATGATCAGTTAGATATAAATAATAGTACATTATTAAGCCTTCAAGAAAACAAATTAAATAATTCCGATTTAAGAAATGACAATGTAAAGAATTTTGGTTTATTTGTTGCTATTACTGATAGAATAGATAAGTTAAGTGCCACTAATAAAGAAAATCTTAATTCCATCATGTCAGCTATGGACAATTTGGAAAGAAAAATTTATAAAGAGTCAGATAAAACCAAAGCTGAAATCGTCGCCTTACCTACCGATACTCAAGCGATCAAGAAAGAGCTTGAAGAAAAGATTAATATTCACAACATCGATGCCGCTGGGATTATCCGCGAGATTCGTTTGCTGTCTCGCGCTGTAATGGTTACAGAGAAAAAGATAGAAAATATTTACACCATGATCGGAAGAATGAAAAAAGCGGAGGTGATTCCTTGAGCCAAGTATCCATCATTGATATTGAAGGGAATCATCCAGAAATTCCCACAAGATTCGACGCTAATGTCGGATTTGCCATTCCCATCGCTAACGTCTTAGAAGTCTTAGGTGAAACGGTTCCCGCGGGAATAGTTCCTTTGCAAACTGTGGGATCGGGCAACACTCTCACTATTCAAGCCCAAATTTCCCAAGCCATAGCTTCAACAAACGCACTTAATGTCGGCTTAGCCGCATTTGACTCAGCCTTTTTCTCAGTCGACGCCAACGGTTTCGTTTCCTTGATCGGTGGCGCCGTTACTGAGTCTTTCAATGTGGACGCTTCTACACCTCCAGGAACCGACCCAGTAGTCCCAAACGGACTAGGTATTGTGACTGTGACAGGTGGTCAGGTAGCAGCAGGAACCGTTGGGGCAAATGTCATCCGTACAAATTCAGTCGCAGCCAATAGCTACACTATCGAAATCCAAAGAAGCTCCGCTCAAGCGGTTTCGACGGTAGCCGCCAACGGGGTAGCCCACTTTAATTCGGCCGAGTTTACCGTGGACGCGAACGGATATGTTTCGTTAGTGGGAGCAGGGGCGGCGATTGATTCTATAGCTATGCAAACGGGAACAAGTCCTGTGGTTCCAGATGGAGCGGGCTTGGTCACATTCAATGGATCGGCCGTTGCCGCGGGGACTAATCCTGTCAGGACAAATGGAACTGGCGCCAATACGATGCAATTGGAAGTTCAAAGATCTCAAGCCATTGCATCAACCAATGCCGCAAACGTTGGACTTGCTGCCTTTAACTCCTCGATTTTTACAGTGGACGGCAACGGATTTGTCGGATTGGCGATTAGCCCTATCCTTTCAGTTTTAGTCGATGGTAATACAGCTCCAGGAACAAACCCAGTTGTCCCCCTTGCAGGACAAATTTCTATGACAGGTGCCCAAGCTACAGCAAACACAATTGCAAGCTCTATAAGAGCTTTTAGCTTGGCAGCCAATACAATTTCCCTCCAGATTCAGAGAACCTCTACAAACGCGACAACGGCAGCCTCTCGAAACGGCGTGGCTCACTTTAGTAGCGCTCAGTTTTCAGCCGATGCTAACGGCTTTGTCACCTTAGCCGCCACAATTGCGACTCAGTATACTGGAAATACGGGAACGGCTGCCCCTGCCGCTAATAATATTAATATCTTGGGGGCTGCTGTAGCTGCGGGAACTACACCCGTAGCGACAGCGGCATCAGGCAGTACAGTTACCGTCAACGTTCAAAGAGCTCAAGCCATTGCATCGACCAATGCGTCGAATGTGGGTTTAGCAGCCTTTAACTCAGCTCAATTTACCGTCGATGCTAATGGATTTGTCAGTGCGACAGGCTCAGTGCCAATTCAATTCAATGCCGATTCAGGGAACGCGACTCCAGCGGCAGGAATTTTGAATGTCTTAGGAAGATCAGGAAGCAAAACTTCAGCAACTGGCAACACAGTCACAATCTTATCACCTCCTTTTGCTGATCAAGCTTCTACAACTTCGGTCACTCTTAACTCGGGATCATTCGCAACGAACGCAATCACTTTAACCACTCCAGTTACTGCGGGATTACTCGATGGGGATTTAGTGAAATTCGTTGCTACAAACGGCGTTTTAGTTGTCCAAATGGCAGCAACTCAAGTGGGTCACATTGGAAACCAGGCGACTTCTGTAGCAGGTGCATTCACTAGCACGGGAACAGGTGATTCTTTAACCCTTCGATACCAGGCATCGACTAATGATTGGTGGGCCGTCGGCATTGAAGGAAATTGGAACGTAACTTAAGGAGTAAATATGCCTTTTGCAAATGCAGTCAATGGAAGCAATAATGACTTTGAAATAGCAAGTGGTGGCACGTTTCAATGGGCAAATCGTGTACGCCTTAAGGGTGACTATGTAGAGAATTTGGGGATTGCGTACGCTTCAGGATCTGGGACTTTCACCGTCCAAGGGGGTGATGGCAATGCCCTTTCTGCGACAAATCCAGGCTATGTTGTTTTGCCTAGTAAGTCTGTCCCTGGGAAGTATCTTAAATTCCAAATCACAGCCAACCAAACCTTTATCGATGATAACGGATCATCCCAGATCATAGGTAACCTTTTTGGGGTTACGACTGGTATCGCTGTTGCAGTAGATATGCCATTTTTTCTTTACGCTGTAATGGATGACACTGAGACTTTAATCGCTTTCATGATCTCTCGATATCCAAATGCTTCAACGTCTCCAGTAAATACCAAGATCGGAAAAGTGGGATCAGCTATAGCAGATACCCAAGGATCTTTCTTCTCATTAGCTAATATCACAGTCACAAGCTATGACTCAAATCCTTGTTTAAGCATCGGTTCTTTTAGAATGCGAATGAGTACTTCTGATGACTGGACAGTTCAAACAATTGGGAATACCGACGGGGTGGGGCAATTTCAAGAAGGTGTACAATTTGCAATGCCACCAGGACAATTTGGTAATGCTTCAGGAAAATACTTCCAAAATAACGGTGGTGTGGCTCCTGCGTTTACTACTTCAGGGTTTGTATACTATATCTTCATGGATAACAAGATCGAATACTATCAAGCATTTGTTAACTGTAGTACCGCAGGTACAGGAGTGGTTACTCTAGGGCAAAGTATGCCTTTTAACTCTAACGATGGCGGTCTTCAAGGGCCAGGGGCTTTTGATCAAGCAGGAGCAATTACGCTTTATCAAATTAGTACGCTTGCTCTAGGAAACAATACCGTAATTTTTCCATTTACCAATGCTGCCGCTGGCGCTTACTTGAATAATAATACAGTTGGCTTGGGAACTACAATGTCAACGACGGGTAGAATGCAAATTCAATATTCCTAAGGAGGGAATTTATGAATAGAGACCAATTTATTGCCGCTCTAAATTCCACGTTTTATCCTCTGGTTTTCCCAGATAACTATCAAGCTTTTGAAGCTGTTTTTACCAATAACCAAACCAAAATGTATACCATTTTGACTAGGTATTTAAGAGCTCAAGGACGGATTGCATTTTACTTGGCCGCATGGGATGCCGCACCAGATCAAGCCGCAAAAGACGCGGTTGCTGGGTCAGTTACTGCCGATCTTGGCAGTGCGACAGTCGATCCCGCGACCGCTCTTTCTTGGCCAACAGCAGGCGGGGTTTTCGGAAATATCAAAGGGCCATCTTCTGCGGCAGTAGGAAACATCTCCTCTTTCAATTCCACTACTGGTCAATTACTTTCAGATTCTGGGGTTGCGGCTGTCAGATCTCAGTCATCAGCATCCAGATCCTTAAATACAGCTTATCAAGTGAGCACTACTCGAGATTCTTTAGTGAATTACTCAGTGGATATCGCTTGTACGCTTAACTTGACAACTGGCCAAACGGGTACGGTTTTTCTTGAGATCGCTACAAACTCCGCTTTTACAACAGGAGTTCAAGAGCTTTGTAGATTTGTAAATGGAAACACAGGTACTTTAACTATTGGACTTAATCTATCTCAAAACGTCACAGGTGGACTAAACGGTTATGTTCCTGCTGGATATTGGGTTAGAATTCGAACCGCAAACACAACTGGAACTCCAACTTTCACCTATCGCAGCGGCCAAGAAGTTTTAATCTGAAATGGATAGGGCCCCTAATAAGGGCCCCATTTGATCGAATCATCGTAGACCTGATTCATTTGGGCGGCATCATTCAAGATATCCTCTTCTTTACCTCCCCATTTTACATATCTTGGCACTTTCACTGAGTGCAAAAACAACTCATCTCTTGCCCAATAGTGATTAAGTCTTGCCTCTTCATGTGACAAAACCACACATTTTCCCTCTCTAAGGTTGCAAAAGTGAGGGTTTTCACACGATTCAATGTAAAGCGGCTTTACAATGGTTTTACTCCATCCGTTTCTTGGATGATCAAGAGGAAGACGCAATACAAGCGATTGGAGCATTTTTCCTGGTTCAACATAGTCAATTCCAGAAGTTCCAAAACAAGCCCATTGGAGAGCGATTGCGCTATCATTATGATGATTCTTTAGAATAGCGCGGATGCTAAGGGTCTTCTTATGATGATCTACTTGAATAGGGACGATGAATTCGTCGGTATCGATGATGGCTAGCCACTTTGTTTTATTCTTTGCCCGATGGATGGCGTCAGTATAAGCCTTCACTTGGACATTGAAGGAGAAGTTTTCCCATTCGTTGGTTACTGGACTACTTGGCCAATCAATGAGCTCTACTAATCCAGTTTTCAGGTAAGGTTGCAAAACCTCCAGATAATTGTCAGTGGAATTGTTGTTGTAAAGCCAGAAATGTTCAACTCCATGACTCTTATGGTATGAGATCCATTCATCGAGGAATCGATCTTCATTTTGAAATATGGCACATGCGGCTAGCTCATATTCCTTCGCCATTGCAGAGAAGGGAGCTAGCCACAATAGAATTAAACTTAACCAAACCACTAAATCGCTCCCGCGGGTATAGTAACTGTTGGAGTCACTGAGGTACTCGGGGTGTTAGTGGCTGTTTCATCTACGACATCAGTCGCTTGACCTTCAGTATGCACCATCGTGATCGAGTATGTACACCCTGTCAGGATGATTGTTATAATGATTGTCATAATGATAGGCTTCATATAACCTCCTTTTCCCTCAAAATGCCGTTAAGTTTAATTTTGATCCAGCATAATTGTCCATGTTGAGGTAGGAGCTTTCCTAAAATGTGACTCATCAAAATTTACATTCATGACCTCAACAACTTCTTTGTAATCAATACGTCCTTTGCTGTACTTCTTTAGGATTTTTATGCCTTTTCCTGCGCAATTTTTGTCTCCACACATCTTAATCAACTCTTTTCTGTAGGAGTCTTTCAGCTCTTCAAGCTCTTTGATTCTTCTGCTCAAGGTGACATACTGGTAAGCATGCTCATTCCATGATCCTTGGTCTGTCATATCAAAATAATCACCCGCTATAAGAGCAGGTGGCTCTTTGAAAACTATCATCTCCCAGAATTCCTTGGCTTTAGGTAGATAATCCTTTTTCCATTCTAGATCGGGATAGACTTCAAAGGTGGTATTTACTCCTTCCCAATGACTGACGTAGTATCCTTTTTCAACTCTTCCATCGTTAGAAATAAATTGGTGTTGCATCTGAATCCAGTGCATTTCTGGAACTTCTGAAACAGGTCTTTGAGATTTGATCTCAAGGAGATATTTTCCGCAGGGGCTAAGACCATCCAAAGAAGCTCCGATGTAAGGAATGTCACTCTCAACGCAAGCAGGTTCCATTGGAATTCCATACTCTTTTATAAAAAGAGCTCTAGCTACGGGCTCATCTCTTTGCCCGCGCAGCATCGCCGAATTGACAGCTTGCTCAGGCGCTTGGCCTGTTTTTCTTTGCCATAGTAGATGAGGCGTTGCATATTTGGATTTACCCAGGAGAGCTGCCGCGTCTGTCGCGGTCAGCAGTCCTTTTCTCCAGTTTAACCATTCGGGTGATCCTTGTTCGAAATGTACCTTACGCATGAGCCAGTTCCCTTTGTTGCTGTGGAGCTTCTACCAGTTTAGAGGCGTTTGTAAACGCTTCAAGCACTTTTGGGTAAATGTCCACGGTTAGATTTTCAATAGAGCTCACTTCATAAGCTTTTTTCATCCAGTCGTAAAGCTTAGTTTTGTAATTCGCACTAAGTCTCGCCTCGATATTTTTCAAATTAGCGGTTTGCTGTGGCCCAATTTTAGGATTATTTGGGGAAATACTTGTAACCTTAGCGGCTGCCATAGGGGGAGCTTGATTAACGGCTTTTTGTTCTTTTTTATAGTCATCATGCTTGCCGCGGCCTGAAGCTGTTTCCCCATCATCGTCTTCGGCATTCAACCCAAGCATTGAGCTTATCGAATAACGTCTCATATACGTAATTGCAGCTCCCAAACCTTGGCTATCGCTTTTGGGATTAGGAAGAGGTAAATAAGATTTGATCCACTGACCACTTTCCGCATGGCAAAGTGTAGCCACTAAAACAGCTTTATCATGAGATCCGTTCACTGTTTGAAGCAAAATCAATCCATATTTGTCTAATGTAGCTTCGGTTAGCTCAAGGTGAGCGCCTAAAGTTGCGTATCTGGATTTATGAAATGGATTAGAGGCGTCTTTTTTAACCGATGAGCCGATTTCTCTCTTAGCAAGCATCATTTGCTTTAAGACCATATCGAATTTTTCACTCATCTCAGGCAATAAATTTGGCGTTGGGTTCATTGTTTCTATCCTTTTTTTGTTGTTGTTATTTCAATAATTAAATATATAGGGGACTGAGCAGTTTTTTCATACATTCCTTTAGTTTGGTTGAATAGAGAGAACTGGAGTGGAAGGGCAAGGCCACTCCAGTAATCTTTACATAAAGTCGCTCCAGGATAAACCTAAGCAATCCATACAACCAGAACAACATCCCTCTTCTTCTTGTGACAAATCTGTGTCAACATCATCGTGATACGAATCTGTGTCATAATCGACTTCATCTACTTCTACACCGTGCATCGACATGATCTCGGCGTGGCTAAATTGGCTCCAGTAAGCTTGCATAATCAACCTCCAAAACAAGGTAAGTCAAATAAATATTCGATCTCTCTAATATCATTGGCTTGTTTGTGCATCTCCCAACTCATTCTTTCAAGATAAATCGCGTATTCTGAGTTATAATGCTGAGGTGAGTTAGCAACCTTCTCAAGTGCTTGACTCATTGTTTCTAGGTTTTTGATAACATCTTTGGCGTTCATGTTTCTGTCCTTTTTGTTGACCTAAACGGCGTATCCGTCTATGATTACCAAATATATCACTCGGTGTTGATTTATGTCAACATCTAACGTTATGAAAAATAAACATGGATGAATAGATTAACGCATGAACAAGCTAAAAAAGTACCTAGAAGCTATAAGACGATCGCAGGCATGGTTTGCCGATCAGATAGAAACGACACCTACGCATTTAGGGAGATTGATGAAGGGTGATTCAATTCCTAGCCTTTTAATGGCATGGAGAATTGAGCAGCAGACTGGTGGAAAGGTTAAAGTCTATGATTGGATTCCGAACGCAGAAAAGCAAGAAATGGAAAAAGATTCTACCATCTCAAAAGAAAAGTTGTCAAAAAATATTAATTAATTATATGAAAAGGAGAGTATCCCGACGCCAATCAAGATACTCTTCGAGGACAGAAACAATTTTCTAACAGGACGATTGTATTCCTCGGGATGAAAAAAATCAACTCAATTGAGGAATATGTCCAGTTATGCCGATTTCCCCCCGATACAAAAATTCAAGCTTGTTCTTCGTAGTGCACCAGAGGCGGCATTACTCTACACTGACCTGCATTCTTTAATTCCAAAAGCAAAAAGTTACTCTGTCAAAAGGACTGACATCAAGTCATTCTTTTTGATTTCCCCGACTTTATTCCGCAATCACTTGCTTGCGCTCAGCAGGCTAGATCTTCTCACCTTTGAAGAGACGGAAGGTTTTTTTGTAATCAACCTTTTCCCAAGTGAAACCGATGTGTAATGAAGACCCGTCCCCATTATGTACCCTTTGCTCAGTAAGGATTAAAAACTATGGCTTTGTTTGCTATGACCTCATGCGTGATATCTGCGAATCGATATTGGAAACTGATCTCATTCTTTACGACGAAAACAATAGCCCCAGTTACTTTAAGACTATTTTCTCTTTCCTGGAATCGAAGAAACTTCTTGTCACAACTGACATTGGCGGGGATCTTATCGCTCTTCGTCCTAACACTTACACGGGCTCTTACGATCGAAGGGAGAGGAAGTTTTGTTGGGAATTACACGGAAGTTAATTGTAAAGATTACTTAAACCGTGTTATTGTGACAAAAAAAAACGTCTGGTTTCGTCGGCCAGACGTTTTAGAATTGGTGTGCTACACCGGGATCTTGGTACCTCTCAGTCTAGCATACCCGAAATATGAGATCAACTTATTTACGGGACGCTATGTCTGAAATTCCTTATTACTTCGAAACACCTATCCCCAAATACTTTCGTGAAAACCAGTGGTTTGACAACGTCAATACCATTCTTTTTGTCACATGGGCTTTTTCCAAATGCTCAACTTATGCGCGTACCACTGTCTATGATCATAAAGAAATAACTTTAGCCCCTTATGAATTTATTACAGGTCGCGGCAAAAGCTCAGCCGCATGTTTTTTGTCGGAAGACGCATTCAAGCACCAACTGAAAGTTATGCAAAAAGCGGGTTTATTGAAAAAGACACCCAACTCAACCCCCAACCGATTTACATGCTACGTATGGGTGACAGAGCGTTTTTCTAAACCTAACCCCCAACTGAACGCCCAACTCACACCCAACTCACCCCCAACTGAACGCCCACAATCTAGAATAAAGAAGAGAAGATCTAAAGAAGATCATCATCCCAACCCTTCTTCGCCAAAAGCTCCGAAAAGGGATGATGCTGATTTGATGATTGATGATTCTCTTTCGATCGAAAATGAAAAGAAGGTCAGGTTCGAGTTTGTGGTCAATGAAGTTCTCAAAGTTGTTGAGTTATCAGACGCGGATTACAAAGCCTGCCTCGAAATCAAGGGATCGCATGACAACGTCCAATCGGCGATTGATTACATTCTCCGCTCACCTGGTCGCAAGTCCGCCATTCAGGATTGGCCTAACGCTTTGCGCAAATGGAAGATCGCCCCAAACGTCAAAAGCCGAGCTGAAGCTAACCAAGCTAGAGCGCAGAAGCTTTACGAAGCATTTGGCAACAATGACACGGGGTGGAGATGTGAGCACTATCGCTGCAATTTGAAAGATCAGATTGGGATACTATTTTTCCCTTTGTTGGGTACCTCTCAGCCTGTTTTCATTGCTTATTCAGACCCTGAATTTGACCAGAAAGTTGATGTGACTTTGAGAGACAAAAAGATGCAAAAAGGGCGTATAGCGAGTTCCTAAAAAAAGAATAGCCTTTTTTCCCTTGTGGAAATGGGTTAGAAGTGATAAATAAAATTTAAATTCGGAGGAATTATGTCAAAGATTGAATTTATTAGCCACGATAGTTTTCCTGAAGATGAGTACACAAAAGAGCTTGTTTACTTGTGTTTGGATGGGAAATACCGAGTTGCTTACGTGAGAAAAGAAGCCAAGAATGGAGGTAAATTCTGGAGTGTTGCGACAGTTGGAATCAAGCGCAATGGGCAGAAAGAATATTTCGACGCTTTCATGCAAGATTCGAACTTCCTCGAAAAGGACATCAAAGAATTTCTTGAGAAGCGAAAATGGGAGAACCGTTCAGCTTTCCAAGCTCAAACTCACCAACCCCGATCAATGAGTGAGGTAGCGGAATCCGATGACCTTCCCTTTTGAGAAGCCCCGAATTTCGCACAGAAAGGGGGCTAGAAGCGCCGATCAGGGGTTGAGGAATATCAACATAGCCACTCCAAAGAAAAAGCTGCCAGAGGTCAAATTAACGCTGAATTCGGAAAAGGGTGAAAATTGGGTAGAAGCGACGCTTCCAGTCACCACGGTTAGCGAAGCCAATGGGGGCAAGAAATTGTCCCATGTGGTGAAGGGCAAAATGGTCTATAAAGCCGAGCATTGGACGGACAAGCATAGGCGTCATAAGCAGCAAAAACGCATGGTGCATCTTGTGCTTAATAGGCACAAAAGTTTTCTGAAACCCCCGTGCCTGATTACACTCACAAGATACGCTCCAAAGCAATTAGACAAGTTTGATAACTTGCCTATGTCTCTGAAGTGGATTCTTGATGCGGTATGTGAGATTGTAACAAAGGATTACAGGCCTGGACGTGCTGACAGTCATGAAGAAATCGACGTAAGGTATCGTCAAGAGACTTCCGCAGATCATGGGGTGAGGATTCGGATAGATCTTCTTCCGTCAAATGAATCTGCTTAGTCTCAAGCCTCATTTCGCATTTACTCATGAGACAATCAATGCACTTGTCGATAGGGGTAAACGTTCCCGTTTGCCTGTTCTCGACGCCTGTATTATGCTCCTTCTGGCAGCCCTGGCAAATCCTGATCATCTTCGCTTTCATCTTCAATCTCTTCTGGTTGGTGACCCACAATTGGAACGTTATCTGCTTCACGGCCTTCAAAGTAAATGCTATCTCCAGGTAAACGTTTAAAAGTCATGCTAATCGTCATCTCATTGATGAGGGGATTCATTCCCGCCTCTTTTTCGATGATGTTAGCGTTTAACGGTCTTGCTGTTGTCACTTTTTCTATGAGAAGCTTAAGCGCCATTTCTGGGTCAACTTTCATGATGTACTCAGCAAGCTGTTTCCAGTATCCCTTGATGATCTCTCTAGACTCAACAAGATCTCCGCTTGACTTCCCTTGATTTCCTGTGGCAATGCAGCGCAAGCAGTAAGCTGCTTCGTAGTCTACTGGGCGAATCTTTCCGTCGCAGATGTATTTATTTCCCACTGCATCCCGAATTATCTCCTTCGGTTTTACATTCGTCTTCCTTTTGGCCATTTTCTTTTCCTTGTTTTGGTTGGTATCCTAAGTATCTCAAGTCGGCGTCCTTCTTCATGCAGTTGCCCGTATAAGGATCTTTCAAGCACTTGATTGATATAAATCCATCAATGCCACCGTAAGAGGGGCGATAGATAAGTTCGGTTAAGTATTCAGAAAGAAAATCATCCCTATTCTCTTGGCAAGCTCTTAAGAACTCATCAGTGCATTTCAGGATCATAAGTTTATAAAAAACAGATGCGATTTTGGATGTATATTCGTGGATCATTTCCATCTCTAACCATACTTGAGCTCTTGTTTCAGGTAATTTGCACCTGATTTCAAGTGTGTATTCATCCTCAATCGTTTCGCACTTGCTTTGAAACTCTGAGGCTTCTTCAATGATCTTGATAAGCTCATGAACTGTTGGAGCGCATATTTCAAACTTTTCATCAGTCATTTTAATCTCCTAGAAAGTAGCAGGCATTACCTCGGGGACGTCAGGAAGAGGCATCCAATGGGTAACCCACCTCTCTTTTCCAAGAAGCGAGTTTCCATGCTCATCAAAGTAATCGTTATTCAAGCGTTCAGCTATGTGAATGAAGTGCATTTTGACCTTTGGTCTTGCATCAAAGACAGCGACTAAAACGCTATGCCCATTTGGGGGCTTTTTAATCTCAACATCTCTCCATTCTTGTTGCATTAACTAACCTCACCAAAGACGATCTCTTGCAGGACTTCAATTCCGTCGTCAAGATTACCCTTAGCGATCTTAATGTAAGTTTGAGCTTCTTTAAGAGCGACGAAGTCTAACCCTTCAGGATTAGGTAGTTTATCTAGTAATGCGTTAATTATTATTAACTGCGTAGTTGTTTGTCTTAATTCTTCAAGGTGAGATTTTATATATGCTTTAGTTTCATCATTCATTTTTATCCCTTATAGGTGGTTTCCAACTTTTTAAAGCTTGATTAAATTGCTTTTGCGCCTCATCCTCTCCCATACAAACGCAAGCCACTGTTTCATTCTTACAAATCCTACAAAATCGTTCTGGATGATAGTTTCTTTTGCCCTTTAAATAGGTAATTGTAGTTATTATTGTATTAACACATAATTCAAAACCAATATCATCAACTTCGTCTTTAAATATTAATTCGCAGCAACTACTTAACATTTCCTTCATTATTTGTTCTAATTGAGTTTTATCATTCATTTAATTCTGC